GTGGAATGGTAGATCCTTTACCACCAGAGTTTACAGGAGAGTATGCTGAAACTAAATTAGCTATGGGCGGTGAGCCAGGACAGTTTAGTAATCCAACGCCATCAGGTTTAGAAGAAGAGATTGACGTGGGCGATTATTTATTAGAACCTGCTTACGAATCAGTTCAAGACTTAGATAATATATTTGATATTACCAGACAGGCAGAAGATGCTTTTGAAACAGACGGCGGTTTTCTAGATGATCAAGCTGTTGAAGTAGCAAGCAGAAAAGAAGGTCTTAAATATATTTTTGGTGAAGTACCTAAATGGGTTAGACAAGGTAAAGAAAGAATTGAAATGGGGATTGAAAAGATTCTGCCTAAAACAGGAGATGAACTTGAACAGAGTCTTATAACAAGAGCAGATGAAATAGATGAAGGTTTAACACCAGTAACAAAATCAGAACCAGGACAATTATTTTATTCCAAGTTAGAAGCAGAGTTAATGCAAGGACCAAAAGAATACAAAGATGTAGAAGCTTTTAAAAAGTATTATCAATCACGTAACATACCAAAGATAGAAATTATTGATTCAGAGTTAGAGAGAATAATTGAAGCAGCAACAAAAGCAGGACAACCTATTTCAAGAGAAATGGTTTTAGGTTCACTTAAAGAATCACCAATACGATATGTACAATCAAAAGGATATGGATTTTTATCCAATGTTTTAGATGGACAACAAAGAGGTTTAAAATATTCAGGATATAAAGAATATGGTGCAATACCAAACACGGACAGAGAACGATTATTGTTTATTGATCCGAATGACTTGCGTGGTGATCCAGGAAGATTGCCTCCTGGTATATCTCCACATGATTGGGAAGAACCATACACGATTGCTTGGTCGCGGCTCTCGGACCGTCAACTAGGTGGTAAGTTTACAGGCAAGACAACAACTTTCGCTGATGAAATACAATCAGATATTTTTCAAGCGGCACAGAAAACAGCAGGTAAACTATCCGCAAAAATAAAATACATGGCACAAAACAATGTTCCGTTAGACACGATCAACAATGAATTACAAAGGGACATGATGACGTTCTTCGCGGACAAAGGAACAGTGTATAGAGAAAGCTTACCAGGCAGTGCACAATTACAAAAAGAATTACAAGCGTTAATGGGTTTACAGGATCAACTAACAGCATTGAAGAATACACCTGTACCTGAGATTACAGATGAGATGTTAGAAGCAGCACAAAAAGTTCGCTATCAACAATCTGATATTATTGACAGCATGACAGAAGAACTAAACTTACAATTAGTTAAACAATTGTATCCAAATCTACCATTTAAATTACGTGGGCAGTGGGCCGATGCAAGTATTAAACGAGACATCTACGAAGCAGCATATCGTAAGTTTGTTTTAAAAGATCCAAATGCTACAGACTACTATGCAGTAACACCAGCTAATTTAGTAACGAAAAGATATAGCCACTCAGGATCATCAGCAACATCACAAGCAGATAGAGTCGCTGATAAAGATGCAAGAATAAAAAGATGGGTAGATGGTGGTATGGAAGGTGAGGTAGCTCCGTCTCAATATCCTGGTATTGGTATGTATGAGTTCTATGGTGGACCTGGTGCTGATGTTGTAACAGACACAGGCAAACACTATACCAGTGAAATAGAAAAGATAATGAAACGTATTGCAAAAGAAAATAATGTAAATCTTGAAGTGTTACCAGTTAGAGTAGGCGATCAACAAGTAGAAGTGTTTAATGTTGTTAACAGAGAAACAGGCGAAATACTTGGGACGGGCAATACAGGTAGACAAGCAGATGCTATTGCCAATGATATTATTGATAATTCTGATATAAAGGTTATAGTAGAGCGCGCTAACCAATTTGACACCGCTGATAGTTTCGGTATAGAATTAACGCCTGAAATGGCGGAAGCATTTAAAGCATACATGGCCAAAGGCGGTTATGTACAAGAGGAGATAGTTAGACCTTATGGCGATTGATAAAAGAATTTTACCCGACATGGCTGATGACGATCCACGTCAAGAAGCTTTAGTAGTTAATATTGCAGAAGATGAAATAGGATCAGGCGTTTCCATGATGGAAGACGGATCAGCTATTATAGGCGATGTATCGGAACCAATGGAGGAGTCATTTGATTCAAACTTAGCTGAATTTATTGATGAACAAGAATTAAATATAATATCGTCGGAGCTTCTTGATAAGTATCAACAAGATAGATCTTCAAGAGACAAGTGGGAAAACTCTTACAGAAAAGGATTAGACTTACTTGGATTTCAATACAATGAAAGATCAGAACCATTTCAAGGTGCAAGCGGTGTTACACATCCACTATTAGCGGAGAGTGTTACACAGTTTCAAGCACAAGGATACAAAGAATTACTACCTGCGGGCGGACCAGTAAGCACACAAATTATTGGTAAATCCGATCCAGCAAAAGAAGAACAAGCAGAACGTGTAAAAGAATTTATGAACTATCAGATTACTCACGTTATGGAAGAGTATGATCCTGAGTTAGATCAGATGTTATTTCACTTACCTCTTGCAGGTTCAGCATTTAAAAAAGTTTACTATGATGCAGGCTTACAACGAGCTGTATCTAAATTTATATCAGCAGATGATCTAGTCGTTCCTTACTCTGCAACTGATTTAACATCATGTGAAAGAATTACTCATATTGTAAAAATGAGTGAGAACGAAGTTAGAAAACAACAGGTAGCTGGTTTTTACAGAGACATAGATCTTGAATATACAGAAAAAGAAGATCGTATATTAGAAAAGGAAAGAGATATAGAAGGAGTTCAAAAAGTTGGTCAAGAAGATGAATACACTCTTTTAGAAATACACGTTGATTTAAATATTCCAGGTGTAGATGAAGACGATGGTATTAAAGTTCCATACATAGTTACAATAGATGAAGGCACGTCTGAAGTTCTTTCTGTTTACAGAAACTACAAAGAAGATGATCCAATTAAAAAGAAAAATAAATATTTTGTTCATTATAAATTTTTACCAGGATTAGGTTTTTATGGCTTTGGTCTCATACATATGCTTGGTGGTTTATCAAGAACAGCAACCGCAGCTCTTAGACAATTAATTGATGCAGGAACATTATCTAATTTACCAGCAGGATTTAAAGCAAGAGGTTTAAGAATTGCTGATGATGATTCACCTTTACAACCAGGTGAGTTTAGAGATGTTGATGCACCGTCTGGTGATCTTCGTGCTGGGCTTATGCCTTTACCTTACAAAGAACCAAGTCCAACATTATTTCAATTATTAGGTTTTGTTGTTGAGGCAGGAACTAGATTTGCAACTGTAGCTGATCAAAAAATTGGTGATAGCGTAGCAGCAAACGCACCTGTTGGAACAACGATGGCACTAATGGAACGTGGCACAAAAGTCATGAGTGCAATTCACAAAAGATTACATTATGCACAAAAAACAGAATTTCAAATATTAGCAAAGTTATTTAAAGAATCTTTAGCTCCTGGTTATCCTTACAAACCAGCAGGACAACAAGGTTTTGAAATGGTCAAACAACAAGATTTTGATGATCGTATTGATGTTTTACCTGTATCTGATCCTAATATATTTTCTATGTCTCAACGTGTTACGTTGGCACAAACACAATTACAATTAGCACAAGCTAACCCTCAAGCACATAACATGTATGAGGCTTATCGAAGAATGTATGAAGCATTAGGTGTAAAAGATATTGTCAGTATTTTACCACCACCTAAACAACCACAACCGATTGATCCTGGAATGGAAAATTCACAGGCGATTATAGGTCAAAAACTTCAAGCATTTAGAGGTCAAAATCATATGGCTCACATTGATGCTCATCAAGCATTAATGACTTCTGTTTTAGTAAAAAATAACCCTCAAACTTTAATTTTATTAGAATCACACATTATGGAACACGTTTCATTACAGTCAAGAGAAGAGGTTGAAGAAGAATTAAGAGAGGAAATAGAGCAACAAACACAACAATTTGGTGGTCAATTACCTCAAGAAGTACAATTACAGATGCAAGAAGTCGTTGAAGCAAGAACAGCAGAGAAAATTGTAGAAATGACTGAAAAAATGATTCAAGAAGAACAAGAATACCTTGATGAACAAGGTTCAGACCCACTTATTGACTTAAAACAGCAAGAAATTAACATTAAAGCTATGGATCAGGAGCGAAAAGCGGGTGTCGACAGTGCAAAATTGGAATTAGACGCTGCAAAACTACAACAGACTGCTAAAATTGCTCAAGATAAGATAGATTCACAAGAAGACATTGCACAATTACGTGCAAATGTTAACTTAGAGAAGCAAAATGGCAAACCCAACAATTAAATTACAGGAATATTTTAACGAGTTGATGAATTTTTCCGACACAGCAGTTACAAGTCAAGAAGAACAGATACTTTTAGCGGGTGCGATGATGGGTGTAGCTAAAATGCTTTATCATAATAATCTTACCGAGCAAGAATATGATAATATTATGAATCATAATGGAAGAGACTTGCTAAATCTTTTAAAACCTACTATACATTAATTATGGCACTAAGACCTACAAAACCAAAAAAGAAAAAGAATCCTTTTAGACTTTCTAGCGATAGACAGCCTGAAATTGAAAAAGCAAATCAAAGAAAACGTAGTCGTAGATTTGGTAGACCACCTGGTATTGAAAAACCACCTAAATACGCAATTCCAAAAGGTATGGAACCTTACAGACCAATGCCTAAAAAAGGTATTGAAGAGTTTTTAAAAAGATTAGAAGAGAAAAAGAAAAAAGGTTTAGAGCCAACTCCAGCACAAACAGAACGTTTAAAAAATTTAAAGAAAAACTTACTTAGGCAAAAATAATGTCATTTAAAAATAAACAAAAAGAAAAGAAAAAACCTACTACTTTAGCAGAATATAAAGCTCAAGGATGGGAAGTCAGCCCTATGGTTGGAATGTCCAATCCACCTGTTTATACTTTAACAAAAGATGGTGAAACTATTAAGTTTCGACCTAAAATGAAAATACAACCTAGTGTAAAACCACCAAAAAGAAAACCTTCTAAAGAAGCTAAACCAATGAAAAAAGGTGGAAGTGCAAGTTTCCCTGATTTAAGTGGTGATGGTAAAGTTACTAAAAAAGATATTTTGATGGGCCGTGGTGTTGTTAAAAAACAAAGAGGCGGCGAAATAAATGGTTTAATGAAAATGAAAAAAGGTGGTCTAGCGGGTAGACTGGCTCAACGTGGTTACGGAAAGGCAAGAAAATGAAATTTAAAAACGCAAAAATGACTATTGTTCCTCAAAAAAACCCTTTTCCTACAAGAAGAGTTGCCTCTACAGCGGAGGCGAATTACACTCCTTTTGTTGTAAAAGATAACAAAGGAACTGGTCCAAAAGGGCAGACAAGCCGAATGCAAATTAAAAAAGTAGCATTTAAAGGCGTAAAATAGTATAATCCCCACTTTAACAAAGGAGGTTTTATGAACCTATTAAAAGATCTATGGTCACATATTAAAGAGTGGTCGGAATGGAAAATGAAGGACTGGATTAAGGCCGCTATTGTAGCGATCATTGTTATCTGGGTAATTAGCTGGATGACAGGCGGAGCAGCATAGTGCTTAATCTACTCGGTGGCTTACTTGGTGGTGGAAAAGGCGGAGCCTTAGCAACCATTTCAAAAGTTGTCGATGAACTTCATACGAGTGAGGAAGAAAAATTAGATAAAAAAATTTTAATGCAACGCTTACAACAAAAGCTTGCAGAAAAACAATTAGATGTTAATGCAAAGGAAGCCAGCCATCGCAGCGTATTCGTTGCTGGCTGGCGACCAGCTATAGGATGGTGCGGAGCCCTAGCTTTATTTTTCGCGTTCATCTTATCTCCCTGTATTGATTGGTATGCAAAATTTTCAGGTATGGATATTGTTCCACCTGCCATAGAAACTGGGCCCCTTCTAGCAATTGTCACTTCAATGCTCGGCGTATCGGGACTCCGTACTTTTGAGAAGGCAAAGGGTCTTACTAAGTGACATACGACGAATTAGCTGGTTCCGTAAAATTATCCGAAGGCTTTAGAGATCACGTATACATAGACACCGAAGGATTTCGCACAATTGGGTGGGGTCATAAAGTAGTACACGAAGATAAATTTGAAGATGGCAAGACATATACAAAAGAAGAACTACAAGAAGTATTTGATAAAGATTTAAACACTGCAATAGGTAAAGCTAGAACACTTATGGAAGAACATGGTGTAACTGATTTGCCTACAACAGCGCAGCATACCATTACCGAAATGG